GTGTAGATAAAAAAAAGAAGGAAAAAGAGGCATTAGATGCTTTGTAAAAAAAATTGTCATTTTTAAATACAAAAAAAGGGAAGTCTATTTGACTTCCCTTTTTTCCGTGATCCCGGCAGGACTTTATTTTGTTTCTTCAGGTCAATATCTACAGCCCTTACAGAAGGTTGAAAATTCCTTGGGATGTAAATGTAAAAATTTTGGGAGATTTCAAATTCAACTTTGAATATATGGATTTTTATTAAGGAAGGGAAATAAATAACATGTACTAGTAGCAGTCTTAGGATTTCTTATGCAATTCGATTTGTCTATACAAGTCTTCTGGAATTTCCGGGTAAGTTAAACTAGGATTTTCCAAGTCCAATTTAAAAATATTTATTAAACGCTTCGCATCAGTTAAATCATTTCTTTCTGGTCTAATGAGATGATCTTCTAATTCTTCATAAGCCTTAAATACTTTTGAATTTAATTCAGATACTTTAATCTTTTTTGACTGCTTATAGATAAATTTTAAAATTAATAATCCCCAGCTTGTAATTTGAAAATTTTTAATATGAATTGTTGAGTCATACACCAATGTAGAAGCAATATAAATACATTGACTACCTATTTCACACAATTGTTTTTTATTTTTCAAAATATCAGTTGGTGGGAAAAACTTCATTACTAATGAAAAAATAGTTCCCGCTATTTTTGCTGACATGCCACCTCGTGTTTCGTAAGCAACTTTAGTTAAAAAAGAAAATACTTCATAGGAAATTCTTGCATTATTATGGTTTGAAAGTTTATCAAGTTTATTAATTATATAATCGCGATCCATTTTAACACAATTATAGTATTCGTCTTTTACATTTGTTATTTCCATAAGAATTAGAGCTGTAGTAGCGGCACTTATTAAATCTTCAGACGTAAGATTCTTAATAGAATGATTTAGCTTTTTTAAAGCATGATTTCTATTGTTTAAAATAACGCTATAGTGATGATCTCGAAATTTCATGATAGCTTTTGGAGTTAGTTTTTTTCGGAGACTTCCTGTTATAGTAGCTTCATTATGACAATCAAAACATAATAGAGCCAGGTTACGAAATTCATTATTTGAATTATTCCCGTCAATATGATGTATATGATCTCCGCGTTTCTGATCGACACAGCAGAGTCTATTAGATTGAAAAATAACCTCAGCTTCAACGTCTGAAGGAATTTTTTTTCGATTTGTCTTTTGATCACTCATTTTTTGATAATCATTTTTAATAATTTAGATTCCTTCCGAACCAATCTAGTTTCCTCTTTACTTTGAATTCTTTCCCATAAATGTCTTCATATCCCACCTCTAATTCTAGGTCATTTAAAATTGTACGAATTTTATCCCTTTGTTTTATTTCTCCTTTATTCTTTATATTTACTTGTAATTCTAGAAGTGTCAAGGAACTACCGCTTAAAATAGTATGATTATCAAGATTCTCACGAAACGTACTCCATACAACACCTCCTGGCATCCAGTTAATTGGATAAGGTTTAACGCTGTTTTTACCAATTGTATTGCAAGATTTAATAATTAGCGGGCCAACTCCATTGTTCGAAATTTTAATCCTAAGACAATTCTCATAATCAGCTAAATTTATTGTACCAATGGGTAAAACACTCTTTTTATTATGTTTTCTTTGAATACGTAATCCAACAAAACCAATAAAGATAGAAACAACAGAGGTTATTAATGCTATTGCTGCTATCGATAATTCAGCGTCATTAATGACTTTACAATAAAATTCTTTCATACTTGTTCTAAATAATAATTAATTTTAATTAAAATTCCTTTAAATATTTATTCCACAACATCGAAAAGGTAATCACCAAAACAGAAACTAATTTTCATATCTTTTGATTGGTTCTGGTTCTGTAACTAAATTCATTATGAAATTTCGATTTTCTTTTGTAACTACATCAGGATGCTCTTTAATATAATCATTTATAAATTCTCTTAAATCTGCACTAATAGGAAAGATATCATAATTAGAATACCCCTCATTTGCCCTATCATTTATCCTTTTAAAGTATTCTAAGCTAATTGAAAATAGTTTTTGGTTCTCAACTCTCAGCTTGTTAATTTTCTTCTCTGCTCCACTTAAGTTGGTTTCATTAGTTAAGATAACAAATTTTAACCTTGTCTCTATTTGATTGTATAATGCCTTAATTAAAAGGTTAATACTTTTAACTGTATAAATAAGAAATGTAGAAGACATTGACAGCAATATTGCAAAAACAATATATTTAAATATAAGACCATAATCATCTTGCGTCCAATGATTTTTTAACAGTACTATAAACCTTTCATATGTAAAATTTGATTTTTTAAAAAATAAGAATATCAAGAAAAATTCAATTTTAGCGAAAATCCATAAGGAAAGATAAAAAAACCAAAATTGGCTCTTTATTCTTTCTTTAAGAGTATCTCCAACATCAGACAAAATTGGAGTATCCTTTATAAATTCTTTAGTTTGGTTTAAAATAGATTTATTTTCCATTAGTTTGATTAATTATAATTTTCAAATAATTACATCTGAATCACTCCCAGCCATTGCAGAATAAGAACTATAGCAATAATCACAATAGAATAAATTAATGAGGCTTTGAGCTTTCTTCCTGCTCAATTGTTTCTTCTGGTTTAGGATATTGCTTTTTCTTTTCTGTACATACAGTAATAAACATTTCACCTAACTGGGATAAAACCAAAATTTCGTCTTTTGCATCTATTTCTATCTCAATATCATCAATTTCAAGAAAGCCATCACTATTTACAGATTTATACAAAGACTCTCTTGGATATGCTATAGGTAAACTTCTTGATAACCCTAACCTAACTAAATTTGATATTTCAAATTCTTTAAGGCGATGAACCATAATATATTCAGGAGCTTTCAAATGTTTCTTAATTTCCTTTTCGTCATGCTCAAGTTGGTTTAACTTAATTTCTAGTTCCACAAGCTTTTCATTAAAAACATATAGCTGTTCTCCTACTTCCTCGTTTTTAATCTCATTAATCTCTCTTCTTATCCTTTCCTTTTCATCCACATTTAAATTTACTTCTAAATCTAATTCTTTATCTAACCTAGCAATCCGAATTCTTTTATCTTTTAATGTTTTTTCAAGTATATTAAACTCACTCAAAGAAATTTGACTCAATAAATATGGAAATACATGGTTTTCAATGTTCTGTTCTGAATCTACCAAATTTGAAAGTAAATTTGCCCACTTATCCTGCATCTCTTCTTCTTCCTCTAAGGACGCATTTTCAAGAAATGGAACCAATAGTTTTAAATTTATGGCTTTAGGCTTTATTCCGTTCTTTTCGCATTTGGCTTTTGCTTTATTTAATATTTTAACTTGGTTATTAAAACGCCATGAGGCTACTTTATCTTTTATCAGCAATCCGGTTTCCTCAATGGCTGGAACAATAAGTTTATCCAGAAAACCTTTTGCAGCGTCAATTCCTTTTTCGGCAACGGTTGAAGTAATATTTATTTTCGTTGTCATTGTAATTCAGTTAACATGAACTTTGTTACTAAATTAAGAAATTAATTTATAATTTAGCATTATTGAATTACTCATTATCAAAAACAAGTTAAATGACAGCAGATAGCCTACAGATTATTAATGATACATTAACAACCCATATTTACGATACAATACCATATTACGACACTATAAAAGCTGTAGTCATTCAACAGACACCAGCAACAGGATGGGAGAAGTTTTCAAAAAACGCTTGGACAATTGCTGCAATTGCAATTTCCTTATCTGCTGTCATAGTAAGTATACTTTCGCTTTATTGGACAAGAAACCATAACATGCTATCTGTAAAACCAAAACTTGATATTAAAATATTACGTTCGCCTCAAACTTCTTTTATAAAAATCATTATTATAAACAAAGGATTGGGTCCAGCTACAATCGTTTCTTCAAAAATTTCAAAAGGAGATATTAGTGAAGAATACTTTGGTCCAATACATAAAAAACTCTTCTCAAATTTAGAACAGAAGATAATAAACAAACCTTATTCTGAAGAATTTACAAATAAAACCTTTGGCCCAAACGATGAAGTCGTTTTATATTCATTTTATGTTGGTGGAAATGTCTCAAATTTTTACTCCATCATAAATAAACTAAAGGGTTTTAAATACGAGATAAAATATAAAGATATATACAATAAAAATTATACACTTAAAAATCATTCAACCAATAATGAACATTAGCCAAGACAATATCCAATTAGTATACGATACAATACAAGTATTTGACACAATACAGGTTTACGACACTATTACCCAGATTAAAACTGTATCAGTTACAGATACCACCCATGTTGTAATTCCTCAAATTATTGAAGTAAAAAGCATGATGGAAAAAGTTACCGATTTAGTGGTACCTATTTTAACCGTATTAATAGCATCCTTTGCTTTGTTTTTTGGTATTCGATCGAACAGGAAAATGCAAAGTCATAACGAGCTCTCCCTAGATAAAATACACAATCACAACAAACTATCCGTAAAACCATTAATTATTCTAGACGCTTATTACAGTAGAGTTACATATACATTTGAGCTCAAATTAATCAATACTGGTTTAGGTCCTGCATTTATAGATTATACCAAAATAATTTTTAATAATAAAGAAAATAATACTTACGAAGAAATTATAAAAACAATTTTTAATATAGCAGCAAAACAAATATCACCTAATATTGATAGTAATTTTAAATATGACAAATCAGTGCATACGATCGATCCTTGTGATAAATATGTCTTACCTGTAAACGAATCTATTTTATTTTACAGAATTAAATTACCCAAAAGTTTACCAGAAGAATATATTTTTGAAATTTTCAAAATCATATCTTCTACTTCAATTAAATATAGATTCAAAGGCTTTTATGATTCCAATTACAAAATTAATAACCAAAAAGTTCCTCAATTCGAGGATATTTTTTCATAAATTAATAATCAACCTAAATACTTAAACAATAAAGCCCTACTCCTATAATTTAATTAATTGATTTTTAAGCTATGTGTTCACTTTATTAATTATTAATAGTTTATTTCCTAAACCCAGCAATCGTATTAACACCATTTACCCCCAAAACCTGAGCAACCAAAGCACATAATATTTATAGTTCGAATACAATTCAGAATAAAACTCCGGTATCCAAAACGATCAACAGCAGCACTCCTATAAATGAATATACCAGCTTACTGTTAACCGTTGAATCTTCATTATTGAATAATCTTTTAAGCATAATATTCAGCCTCCACATTAAAACAAGGACAATCCTTATTTGCATACTTATAATGAGGTTCTGCGCTTGCATCCGGGAAGACTTGTTTAAGCTGATAAATCAGTAGTTTTAACACGTTTTTCTGCTCCTTAGTTCGCGTATCTTTCGCCTTTCCATTAAGTAATCCACCAACATAACAAATGCCGACAGAATCGCTATTTTGCCCCTTAGTATGTGCGCCTATTTCAGTGATATTGCGCCCTGTGAACACTGCTCCATCCAATCCAATAACATAATGGTAACCTATATCTTTGAAGCCTCTTTCAATATGCCATTCCCTAATTGTATCAATTGAAATCTCCTGTCCGGCTTCAGTTGCAGAACAGTGAATTATAATCTTATTTATATTTCTCATAACGTTGTATTAAAAAAGGGAACCGTTAAGCTCCCTTTAATATTATTTCTTCTTGTTTATCGCCTGTTCTAAAAGCAAATCAATTTTACCTTCGATACGGTCAAGCCGTCTGTTTGAACCTTCTTTATAAGCATTAAATTCCTTTTCTGAAACCTTACTTTGATCCATTTGCTCTACCTGGCTGAGTAGTTCATCCAATCTTCTTTCATTATTGGCAGCAGTTACCCGGAGCGTAATTATTAGACCTATTCCCGCAATCAGTAAAGTAATAGCAGATGGTAATAAACTGTAAATTGATTCTTTTGTCATTCTTTAGATTTGTTAAAACGTGATTTTAATTATGTCTATACCAGTAGCCATCCCATAAAACAAAGGTGGCCGAAGACCCTTTGTATAAACTTCTATAACTTGAATTTGCGTAATAACTACCCAAGTAGCAATAATTATCGGTTGCATTTACAACAGTTACTGTTTTGCCATTTTTGGTTATCCAGGTTTTTGAAAAATAGAAATTAAATCCACTTGAACCTGTCAGCACAACCACGTCACAATCGTCAACGTTAGCGGTTGTATTTGTAGATGACAGAGTAGTACTTTGTTTACCAGTATGCTTGACCATACCAAATAAATCAATATTCCTATTACCGCCGCCACTTAAACCTCCAGCTTGTATATTCATATCGCCTGCGCTGTAGATATCAGTATTTGCATAGCCGTTAATTCTGAACGTATTTTTGTTATCTATTCGCGATGCTTTGATATTACCTATTGGATATTCAACACTTGAAACTGTTTGTTTAAATTCAATTTCGGGTGTTAAACTACTATTGTCATAATCGTTTTTTAATGTAATAGTGGCTGTTGAAGAATCTAATTTTATTGTATCGTTTTGAGCAGATAATATATTTTCATTGAAATCAAATCCCGCTATCATAGCACCGCTACTATCTGCTCTAAATACGTCTTTATAGGGGCTTGTTCCCTTTACAATCTGTATTCCGTAATTTGGCGTAGATGGAAATGTTGTTAACGTATCTTTATTAGCTAACATTCCAATCCTAATGCATTTAGTTGAATTTGAACTTGGTAGAGTACTATTGTCGTTATATATGGTGAATCCCCTTCTTGCTCGCGAACTTCCTAATGTTGTTGCACTTTCGGTATTTATTAAATGTAGATGTTTGTTACCGTTAGCATTATGTAATTCATTTGCGCCCATTGTAAAATTACCAATAGTCGCGGTATTTGTATTAATATGACATGTACTAATTGTATCATTTGTAATACTGGTTACTAAATTTCTATCCATCCCAAGTAATTGAGATAAACTTGGCTCTGAACCGTCTGCAATGTATAACTGAGGGTCTTGTAAAGCCGCATCACCACTACTTGCACGATAAAAACCAACACGAAAATAACCGTTATAAGTATCACCTAAAGAACTCCTAAACACCATGTCATAACCGTGTGATACTCTAACACCTGACTCATTATAGATTCCTGAAATTTGTTTTGAATTATCGCCAGTAACTAATTCAGAATTTTTAGGATAGATATAGCCAACATATAAATACCATTGGTCACTCATAGCAGTTGAAGTGTGTGAATCGAAATAGGGGTTTGTATTATCCGTTCCTGTTTCGGCAAAAGCAAAGCCACCAGAATCTAAACCAAAATAAACACGGCTTTCACTTATTCCATTTACAACACCTTTTGTACGCACCCAAAAAGCCATTAAATAAGCTTGATTAGTATTAAAAGTTCTTGAATGTATTAAACCACCTTCCCAACTATCACCAGTATCTCCGCCACGCATTAACCAACTCCATTTACTATTACGCCTATGTGAAGGGAAATTATAAGTTGAAAGATCATTAACAACTGCATTACGTGTACCAGTTGAATAATTATCAAACAGAGGAGACATTGTGTGAGCATTATTCCAGGTACAATATTTCCAAGGGGTTTTTAATAAATTTGAGCTATTCCATTCAAGCTTAACAGATGAATCAAAATTTAAATTACCTGAGTTATCCCACGAAATTTTACTATTTGCTAATTGTCCCGAACCATTACTATTTAACTGCCAATCACCACCAACCCCTATAGAATTAGAATTAATATCAATGTTGCCGATTAAACCACTGGTAGCATTAATAGCACCTTTCAGATAAACATTATCAGAAAATAAACCGTAGCCAGATAAATTTTGACCTTCATAATTAATACCGTCTAGCTTTCCTAAACGTACCTTGCTATCAAATGAATCAGAAGTTGAATTAAAACCATCGAAAATATCAAGATAAGGTGAATTACTTTCTGAATTTGTCAAATACAACGCCCCTTGCCGGTTGGTATCAGTTGTGTTACCTATTCTTACCAGGGTGTCTCCGATTTCAAAAGCTCCACCAGTAACACTACTTTTTGCAATATTTATGTAACTTGTGTTTTTCGCAGCAACAACGCCAAGAACACGTTTTACATTTTGTCCGTCAAACTTTTGGCTTAATATAATATCGCCAACGACAAAAGGGGGTGTACGTGTACCACCTTCTATGTCAACACCTATTCTATAATATGCAGAATCCGATCCCTTATCAACTTCAAATTTCATTGAATCTGAAACGAATAAACTGCCGTTAGTAGCACGGATTTGATTGATCAATAATTCATTTACTGTAAGAGTGCCTCGAACGTTTAAACCGTTAAACTCTGCATTACCTGAGCTATCAACATTGAAGCCATTACCTACAAAACCAGACGTGAAATTATTACTTGAAAGTTCCCCCGTTAAAGTAATATCTGAATTAGCATTCAATGAAGAATACATATCAATTACGGGTGTCGTTTGGTGTAATTGAAAATGAGTGAAAGGAGTATTTCCTATATTAAGGGAGTTAAATTGTAAATAATTAGTATCTCCTGAACCACTGCCAACATATTTTAAGGAATACCCGTTTTTTCCTGCAAATAAATCATAACCAATATCAAAGCTTATATCATATGACGGTTGGGTAGTGTTAAATACTATCTTATCATTTGCAAGACCAGTATTTACAACCAGTTTATTATTAACAGAATCTGTACCTATTCCAAAATTACCCTGTTTAATAAAATTGCTGTATTCATCTCCCGTAATACGTACAGTATTTTCATTATTATTATCCCTTAAATATAAAGCCCCTGCATTACCAGAAGTTTCGTATATAAAACCTAATAAATTATCATTCACCGCAGAACGCCAACCTGTAACGGCTGTATTCTCTGCGTTACTCTTAATGTCAAGGGGGTAAGAAGCAGGTGCATTATTTACACTTACATGGCTTGAAAATGCACCTTTTTTAGCAGCCCAATCAGTTGAACTATTATTCACATTCCCACTATGGTAAACTAATTTATCACCAGCCCCGTTATTATTAACATACCAATCATTCTCACTTACATCAAAGAATAGTTCTGATTTAATAGTCGTCCCGGAACCGTAGATCCTTACACCTCCGTCGATATCAACTTCGCCAGCGGATGCTAAATTTATAAATGAATCACCTATATTTAATTCACTTTGGTTGTATGTATCAATGCTACCCGCGACAGATAAATTCCCATTTAAAATTAAATCTCTTTCAACAAAAAGATTAGTATTGGCATATAGGTTATTTCTAACATTCAAATCACTGTTAAAATCGGCATCACCATTGACAGTTATTAAATTATTAAATGTATTAATATTATTAAATTGGTTCTCCTTACTCAATTTTGCAAAGTCGGAAGTATCTATTGATGCCGCTGCTGTATTTGTAGATGAGATAAAACTTGCAATATTTGCGGCAGAGGCGTTTTTCCCAAGTCTCGCTCTTGTTATTTGTAATTGTGCCATATCTTAAACGGGTGTTTCGATTATTCTATCTTTTATTTGCTCAACGGTAATTCTATAGTCGTCATTTGCGACATTATATGTAAAGCCTTTTATTATGTATTTCCGACCCGGCCTATGGTTTACGGTATAAGTTAAGGCATGAGATAATTGCTTTTGAAAATGGATTGTTCCGGAAATGATATCACGTGGCTCTGCATATTGATCAAAATTATCCTGGACTAATCTTTCAGCTAAATAACACTCCTGGTTAAACGAATCTGATGCCCGATCAATATCGCTCCACTTAGAAACTTCTTCATAATTACTAGCGTCAACGGTATCTTGCATCGGAAAATTATATGAACCGTTTAACCTTAATATTGAGTTTGGATAAGTCCAGTTTACAGAAATATCATTTTCACGATCCCAAAACCTTAAATCAATTTTTGGAGCTTCCCGATTAGTTGTTGAATCCCCAACAATAAAAGCATTGTCATCACTTACCGCCTTATCGACTTTTACTTCAACATCACCAATCCAAGTTGTAGGAATATATGTATTACTCATTGCCCAGGTTTCAGATGATGTCATATGTATTAAAGGAAAAATTGAGATTGCATAATACCAGGCGGTACTATTATATTCCCATTCAAAGCTGAAAGATACTTCCGTCCCAGTGCTCAATTCCTTTAACTCAACATAAATATCATCAGCCCCATCGGCTAATTGCTGCCATTCGTGACAAATCAAACAATCACCCGCTGTTGTAGTTGCTTTTTCAGCATAATCTAAAACGTTATGCGTTTTATTAAGGTAGGGAACATTTTTTAATGCATCGTACTTATCACGCTCATATTCCAAGTCTGTTTTTGGTGAAAACTTCACATGACGGCCGCCAATGTTTAGTACCATTCTCGATTGAATTATATCCAACCAATTAGTTACTTTATTAGTACCAGTTCCACCTGCAATACGATATTTAATATTAACCTTATCACCTTTGCGAATATCACATTGACCGTGCTGTGTTAAATATGCGTAATGGTTAGTTACACTTGTATGTGTCCATTTATACCCTTGACTTATACCCTTTTCATTTGTGAAATATTCGGGGGATAAACCACCACGATTACTGTTAAACCAAACTGAAGGAACTGCACCTGCGTGATACCACCAAAGTCCGTGGTTATCGTATCCGTTATCAATACTTTGAATTGGTACTTCCGGCTCATTATTTACTAGATTAAATCCTATCGGACTATCGGCTTGTACAATTTGAGAACCAAAGCCAGCCTCCTTACTCAACGAGGCTCCGGAAAGGAATTTGTTATCTGCGCCATTATCCAGTTCCTTGTTCAATCCAGTAAGTGTTACATACGCCTTCTTTTGATTGGCAAAATCATACTTTACAAATTTTACGGTTCCTGAATGCAGTTTGTTTTTTACCCGATCTATTACCCAAGCACCGTTGAAATAGTATAAGCGAGCCTGAAATGGTTTCAGAAAATCGTTTAGCAAATCAAACGCATTATCAAATTCATACTCTTCTGTTTCAAACTTCTTAAGTACTGCGGTATAAACAAAGCTTTGTTCAATATTTGAGTAAGGTGTTGTGACCGGTTTATGGTGATAATAATCGAATAAAGAATTATTAACCAATAGTGGAAGTTCGTATCCGGTGTGCAATAAACAATCTTGTATTCCCCATAGAATGGAAGCCATCGTTGCACGTACAGTCGTTATTTCAGGAGTATACTCATTTAACCTTTTCAGGCCATTGGTTACAGGAATGCTTGTAATATAAGGAACAGAAGTAAAGTCTTCCTCAAATAAGGTTGGCTCAACATGGCCAGTAAATATTGGCTTACCATCTACAAAGATTATTACCCTATGTGTTTGTTCCTTGGTACTAAAAAGCGATTCATATTGATAATCTGAATTACTCCAAACTTTTATAACTGCATCAGATGAAAGTATATTTTCGTGCAGGCCCTTTTCCAAATAACGGATTTCAACAGGATTTTCAGGAAATTGAAGTTCTTGTGGGGATACCGAGCCCTGTACTTGAATTTCAACCCGGCAAAGTTTATCCTCAAAAGTTCTAAATTCACCCCAGTATTTTGTACTGTACCCATCCGTAGGAATATCAAAGTAGAAACTATCAATGTCAACACTTAAATTTTGCGCTGAATCATATGAAAATAATCTCACAAACTTTTTGCTTTCTTCTGTTGGTACATAATTAATTGTAGCCATCGTATTTTACAATTTGAAAGGAAAGGAGCCAAAAAGCCCCAAACCTTTTATGAAAAACTATTTCTTTTTGAATGTTTATCCTGAAGGGCTACAAGGTCATAGCCCTGAATTACAAACCTGAAATCGCCCCCTCCACCAGCAGAACCCTTACCGTTAAGTAAGTTGAACATATTTCTCTGTTGTCCGGGATTCAAAATCATTTCACCGGAATTAACAAGTGCCGGTATTTTATCGCCTGTGTAGCTTGTTCCGCCAATTACACCTCCTCCGGCGAACTGTTGCGCAGAAATTGTTGCAATTTGTCCCGCGGTACTGGCTGCGGTTAAACCTGCTAGAATAAAGTTAAATGGTGGTGGTGCTGCACTTAATGCTTTTGTGAATCCAACCGCCCCATTAATTATAGCCTGGGCGATACTTAACGCTTGTTGCTTCTTGTGATACTTTTTCTCAATTTCTTCTCGCTTCTTGGCACTATTACCAGCAGCACTTAACTCCTTTTGTTTTGCGGCTTCGAAGATGTTTGAGAAGGCCGAAACAGCCCCGGAAAGCACCTCAAAAGTTGAATTAATAGTATCGGCGTTCTGTTTTAAAAAGTCATCTAATTCGACCTGAAAAGCATCGAATCCCGCACGATTAATTGTCGGAGCAACTTCAAAATTTAAAGAATCATCAAGGGTATTTTCAACCTCATTTTCGAATTCTTCAAGCAAACCAGAAAGCGGATCTTCCTCCAACTCAAAATGAACTTTTGCAGCTACACTCGCCTTATTGGCACCGATCATTCCGGTTTCTGCAACATCATCACCAATACCTGTTGAAGTTGGTAACCCTTTAAATCTTCCAACTTTTTTAGCTCCACCAGTTTCGGCTTTACCCATTTCTTCCGACCAAATATCACGAGTATCTTGGGCAGCTTTTTTGAATGCTTCTTGCGATTCTTTTAGAAAATTATCCCATACCTCTTTTGCAGTAATATCCGGATCAAATATTGCTTTAAATCCATCCTTTAACGCTTTGAACCCGGCTTTCGATGAACTGAATAAAGCTTTCTGATAATTCCACCAGGTAACAAAGGCAGCTTTTATTCCATGAACTAATTTCCTGAAAGATTCCGCTTTGTTGTATAAATCGACAAATTCGTTATAAACATCAATTACACGGTTTGCAAAAGATGTAAAGAAGTTGACTATTTTAGGAAGATTGCTTTTTAAATTACCTACCAGTTTTTGAAATCCGGGAAGAATTGCAAACCCGATTTGCTCACCGATATCACCCAAGGTTTGTTTAAACTGTTTCCAGCCACCCATACCTTGTTTAGCAGCAGCGGCGGCCTGTCCTCCAAACTCTTTGTTTAATTCAGCAAGAATAACCTTTTGCGCTCCTGCAACATCACCGGTTTCAACCAGTTTTTTAATCACTTCCTTTTGTTGTTCGGTAAAGGAAACTCCCACCTTACTTAATGCCGAAACACCTTTGACGGGATCATTTAATGCTTTACCAACCTGTATTGCTGAACTTTTTAAATCCTGACCCAAAAGGGTGGACATATCCAGAATAATACTTTGAGCATCCTTGAATTCATTCCCGGCAATAGAAGTAAATGTTAATAGGTTACTGGTAACTTTCTCCAGGATCTCTTCATCGCCGTAAGTGGTAGCATTCTGAAGTTCCCCGGCCATTGCTTTTAACTGCTTCGTTGTATACCCCGCAGCGGCACCAGTAGTTTTTACGGCTTGGGCGACCTGTGTTTCGGCTTGAATCTGCGCGTCGGCTAAGTTTAGGAATTTCATTGAGGCAGCAGCAGTGGCGGTAAATGCGGCTACAACTGCACCGACAGCGATACCAATACCCTTCATTGCTTTTCCGATACCAGCTTTTGCTTTACCGACAGATTTTCCTAATTTACCAAGTGCGCCTTCTCCCTTTTTTAATCCCGAGGTGAATTTTGTAACGTTGCTCGATAAGACGGCAACAATATTGAATTTCTTAGCCATCGCTTATAATTTTAGATTTAAGCATAACTCGTTGAATTGATCTGAGGAAAGGGCTGGTCTTGTGGGCTGGTTCTTTTGTGTATTTTTATCCCAATCGAGTGGAAGAAATTTCTGGGGGGTAATTCCTTTTAATCCGCCAAATGAAGAAGCTGCGGAATAGGAAATAATCCTCGTTTGTTCCCAGGAATTTTGATTATGGATATACTGAGCTTCGAAAAGTGAATTAACCTCTGGAAAGGTCATTTCATCCCAAAAATATAATGGGGTAATGCCAAGTAAAACAACCCGACCAAATAAGTCAATTACATTAAACTTTTCTCCCGAAGAGCCAGCCCCTTCTACTTTTTTTCTAACAGCTCCTGTGACTTTCGTTCCTGATCCAGCATCGCCTTACCTACATCGAAAATCTTATTATCTTCTTCCAGGCAGTCAATAAATTCATCGAAAGTCAACTTAAAAGATTCTCGGTTAGCGGCTTTTAGGTAACAGTAAATCATTATCAGCATATCGTTCAAACTGCCCTCTCCAACTTCGTTTTTGAATTCTTTTTCCATCAATAATAGGCCGCGAAAGGAGGGTTTTAGAATATATTTTTTTCTTTTGATTTTTACTTTCATAGTAACGTGGTATAAAAAAAGCCACTACCGGAAATCAGCAGTAGCTTTGTATTAACAAATTATTAAACATCAGCAGCGACAGTAGCTTTAGTTAATGGCGTTGCGCCTGAAAAACTTATACTGTAAGAAGCAGAATCATCACCCCCGGCCGAAAGAGAAACCGAAGTCAGAACAGCCTCACCGTAACGATAAGTAGCACCCAATTTGAAGGTAGATGCATTCTCAACGGAAGTTGGAGAACTTTCTTTTAAACCAGCGGCATCCGCTATTGGAGTTGTTGCCCCGGTATCATCTGCGGGGCCAGTACCTAAAGGAATAGAAACGATTTTGATTTTTGTTCTTGCTATCTGCATATCCAATAAAGTATCAAAACTTACTTTATCAGTATCGTAACTTACCAGCGCATCAGCCGATCCGGACCAGGTATATTTACCATAGTCGGCAGCATTAAAATCACCGGTACTTTTTGAGCTGATCGAACGAGATTCCCTTGATACTTCTAAACTGTGGCTCGTAGCATGGGCAAGTGGCTTATATTCGGTCCCATCGAAAACCATTAAGATTAAATCGGAACCTAAAATTGTATCATTAGTTGTATTTGCCATTATTAATTGTGAGTAACGTTAAAAACTAATCTGTGAACGAACATGTCGTCCTGTGCATCATAATCCTCATCAATTGAAGAAAGTTTTACACTTTTTATTACTGTACCATTTATTTCGCCCCGGTACAGTTCAAGGGCATTCCTTACCGCTTTTGTAATTAAAACTGCCTCATCATACCCTTCAGAAAAAGCAAGAATTCTTACTTCCGATTCATCATTTACCAAACCAGATCCGGAGTAAACAGGTCGTGTCGTAGTATGAAAAACTACCATCGGGGCAGCAGCATTTTGGTCAATTACGACCGGATATATTTTATCGCTAACAATCGCAGTAAGGTCTGAACTATTGCTAAGAATAGTATATACTTCAGTGCCTAACATGTTTTACTATTTAAACAGAGATTCCTTTGCGTTCTGTCCATTTTCTTAAAGCATTTTCAATTTCACCTTGAATAGAATTTCCAACAAGCTCAGTTTTGCTTTCCAAGGCATCTGTCCAGAAATTCATCGCTGGCATTTTACCGGTCGACACACGTTTTCTGGATTTGGTTTTCCTGAATCGCTCCTGAGTTCCATAATTAAGAAGGTGCCCATGAAAGCCTTTAAAATTCCCATATGTACGAGCGCCAACCAGCAACATTACTTGTTTTGATTTCGCCTTAACGCCGATTGATTTATTCAGATTTGAACCAGCCGCTTTTGATTTTCTGCGGGATTTTAAATTTTGCTTAGTTTCTTGCACCAGTGGTTTAGCAGCTTTTCTATATGCGGACATAAATACCGCCCGCCTTTGCTTAAAATCCATCGAATTATCAAAGAAGTTTTTCAAGCCGGGATCAACAATTAGGTCACTATTTGCAATTCCTTTAATAGCCATAATTAACTCCTTTCTCGTTCACAATGCAGATATGTGGTATCAAAACCAACATCACCGGCATGCTCAATAAACTTTATGTTATATTCCTGCCCGGCATACTCGACAATCCAATCCTCCTGGATATTTTTATCGAAACGAATTTTAAACCGAACATTCTGTACCGCTACTACTTGTTCGCTATTCAGTACCTCGTTACCGCCTTGAGATTTGTATCCAGCTCTTACGGTACGATAATTCTCCCATCCATCGACAACAGAACCACTTTCAGACCTAGAGGAAACTCTTCTTTTTAGTGTAATCCTTATTCTTAATTCACTCGCTAACATCACCACCTCGTAATTACAGATCCAGCCAATAACCGCTCAAAAGTCTGTATTGATTTTGCATTGTACGAATAAGAACCTCTTTCGGTATCGTACAGGTCTGAGCATTTAACCAGGATCGCCCTTTTTATATTTCGCGGAACATTTGAAGATTCATATCCGGATTTAAATTTGAAAACTATCTCTTTGTAATTAACCGTGCTATCAAAATGAAGAGTAAATGATCCAACTTTTTTGTCAACAATATATTCATCCGGAATGTCAACCATAACACCTAAATCGTTCTTGTATTGAAGTGAAATAATCGAATAAAAAGGAGTTTCGGAAATGGTTAGTTCACTTCCTGACCAATTATATAATGTATAGGTAAATTCAGTTAGTGCTATCGTTTGCCCAGTATAATCTTCTGCTAATTTGGTTGCATCGGGAATAAGTTCTTGGATAAAGGAATCATCATCGGTAAAATCACTCTCAATCCTTAACTGCTGCTTCACACTATCAATGAGAATAATATCTGAGAGCTTTGTTTGCTCAATATTGTATATAAATTTGTCCATAAGTGGAAGTATTAAAAGAAGGGAACCAGTATTAACCGATCCCCATAAAACAGTTATGTTTTAGGATTACGCAGCGGCATCCAAGTCAGGAGTTTTGACAAAGTTTAAAGGATTCACGCAAACCGCTCCCGACATTGCAGAAAGTACGATTCGGATTTTTCCTTCTTTATCATTTGAATAAGGATTAATAACAACTTTCTTATCCTGGTATCCCACCTTAATCGCAGACATATCACCATAAATCACATATTTTTCATTAGTACCGTCCGAGAACAGATTACTATAAGTGATTTCACTGCCATCAATCGTTTCTCCTGTATCCGCTCCATTTTTACGAGCAAGGAACATTCCGGAACCATCATCCACTTTTACTTTTTTCATATCGTAGAAAGTCTTACGGTTACATAAGAACTTACCATCTACTTCAGCTCCAGCTTCTAAATCGGTCAAACCATTATAAGTTAAATCGGCACCGGCCACCTCAGTTGCAAAATTTCTGGCTGTATCATATACAATACTGGATACTTTCCTGTCCAATCCCTTTTCAAGATCTGCAATTATCTGATTAAAGGTCTCTTCATTAATTGACTGCAGGTATTCTTCGGTATACTCTTCCCAAACAGAAATACGGCTTAGATTTAACGTTGCCTGTGATGGGTTCACCCCGTTTTGAGTTGCTGCAGCCGATTCCGCAACTGCCTGTGCAATTGTTGGATTTTGATAAGGGAAAACATGAGTCCCCTTAAATTCAGGCATAATAGTAGCACCGATTTTTTGATAAACAGGTTCTTTACCTACAATTGATAAATTAGTTGCAATATTCTTAGGAGTAATTTCAGCAACATCAGCTTTAACTGAACGGGTAATCTCTCCTTTGGCTCCAGATTCAATAATTGATCTTAATTGCTCAACGTTTGTACTTTGCTTTTCCATTGGTATTTCAATATTTCTTTCAACGGTTTCGTTTTCTTCCTCCGCCAAACTGCGGTTTAATTCGTCCTGAGCTTCTACAGCTTTAATTTCGACATCAAGGCTTTCAACTTCAGAACGTAAATTTTCCCATTCGGAAACTTCTTCCTGTGAACGGGTGCGGTTTTCGGTTTCAGCTTTTTGCATAATTGCAGCCATAGCCTCAACCTTGTTAGATCTTTCGATCTTGAGATCATTAATTTTCATTTGTAATTTCCAATAACTCGATTTGTAACTTCATTTTTTCCAGGTCACGAATTGCCCGGCTATTTTCTTCAGGTTCATTTTCTAAATCCTGTAATTCACGAATTGCGACATGGCTATCACTATAAGCTCCGTTGCGGACAATTGAAATATCCGAAACGAAATCAATCTTTGATATATATCTTATAGGAATACCACTTTCAGATTTACTCCAACGAATATGCTCTTTGGAAACATAAAAGCCGAAACTAGACTCTGCATAATCACCGCGATTAATCATTTCTTTTATATCCCGGCCCAAAGTAGTATTCGGAATATCAATTTCGTATTTCAAGCCGTAATCGTCCACTGACAGTCTCAGAGTGCCGGATTTTGTGCGGCCTAACATTCTACTTTTATCGTGATCAATAAGAGCCAAAACGTTTAATTCTTCTCTTTGAAGAGCCTCATCAAACGCACCGGGTTCAATTACTTCTATAAAATATTTTCCATCTTCGTAAATAATGCGGCTTTCGTGATTAAAGACGGAACCATAGCCAACAATTACATTTTCTACATTTTTTTCTGAAAGTGATCTGATTTCAATCTTTTCCTGATTTTGGCGAATTTCCAAATCAGTTTTTTTCTGTGTCATTTTTTTTATTATTTTCTTCAACGACATTTTTTTGGGTTTCTAAATCCACCCATTGTGACTGGATATAATGGAGGTTTCCGGCACCTTCTATTGGTTTATTACCAAGTTTTGCAATACCTTCATTATGGGTCATCAGCCCATTAACAACCTGATCTTTTACAGCCTGAACCTTTGTTTTAATATCCATTTCAACAAGCGAATCAAGATCAAATTCAATTGTTACACCAGCAACACGTTCGCTTTCCAAAAGGAGCTTTGATTCCATTTCTGCCCGATAAATATGTGTAATTGGGGCAATGGAAAAAGTTTTAAAGCTTCTAGTTTGCCCTTCGATATCGGAAATTTTATCAGATTCTCCTGATACCATATAAGAAGGGATGCAATATAGATTTGCAATTTCATCCCTGGTAAATTTCAGAATTTCCAACATTTGGGCATCGGTGAATTTTGTATCAAAAGGCTTAACAGTACTTCCAAGCGGAGCGAATAAAGCCTTACCCGCATTACGGCTCCCTCCAATAGATTCAGAAAAGCTTTCTTGTGATTCCATTAAGCTTTCTTTGTTCTTGGCTCCTGATGGTACGTTACTTTCCACAATTACAGCGGGCGTTGCTTTATTTTTGTAAAAATGCTTTACGGTTTCAGTTCCCTGCCCATATACCTGTGCGTTATTTGCAGCAAATTCTAATGGTGAAAATCCAACCAGGCCATTGCCCATAGCCTTAAAATGAAGCATATCATCCGCATTTACAGGCTCTATACGTTGACTTTTCGACAAATCATTTAATCGGTAGTCAACATGGTAGAATAATTTTCCTCTATTGGTAGTTACTTTTGTAATATTCTCAGGTGGCACAATTTCCAGTGAGGTCACTCTTCCAGTAGCTTTATTTCTCCTGATCCTAGCAAATGCATTACCAGTTTTATTTCGGTAATACTCCAAGGTAGAAAAGAATGTTTGTGCATTTTGAATTGCATTAGGCTGAAATCTCAATAAAGAATATAAATAATGATTTCGTTGTTCCTCTTTTCCGTTTTTCTGAGAATAAATGCTCACCGGCATTCTTGAAAGGTTATCACTTAAAATTTTACAGCAAAGGTGAATTATTGAAGTTTGTTCAGGTTTTACGTCCCCATTAGGAGTAGCACCAAAGTCGTTTGAAGAAATGAAATAAGAGAATCCCGGTATTTTTAGAAATCTACCGGATAGATTTTGAAGAAATCCCATATATAAAAGGATTTAAGGGTTCTTACTCATTTAGTTTGTTCATATGTTTAATTAAGTCAGTCATATCTGTAAAATCGTTTCCGATGCATAAACCAATAGCCATGATTAATGAAACCACACCGTCAATTGAGTCAGCACTTTTGTTTTTTACAGGTTTAATATTTCCATTTCCGTCAATGTAAAGCACAACATTTCGAAACATCCACCTTAACACCGGATTGGTTGAAAGACTAATATTTTCGCTTAGTATCAATGCTTCAATATATTTCATTGGAGTATTGAAGGATTTAGTATTCTGCGGGATTTTGATTAATTGTTCCGTCAAAAACGTATCCTCCAATTGCTGAATAAACATTGCGGAATTCCAAGGATCAAAGCCGATCATTTGAATATCAAAAAACTCGTTCCAATATTCTAACCGTTCAATTATAAAGCTATAATCAATAGTTTTTCCAGAATGACCAAACAGATATCCTTTCTTCACCCATTCGGATAAGTCAATATCACCAGCTCTTACCCTTTTCATTCCAGAGCCATTAGGAAGGTGAAATTCGGGAATGATCTTAAATCTGCCGTCTTCATCCTTAACGACAATTACCATACTTGCAATATCGGTGGTAGCGGAAAGGTCGATTCCAACAAAAGCCTCAGCACCCTTCAAACTTTCAACATCAACTGGCTTAAAGCATTTTTTATAATCTTCATCGGGTATCCATGTATCAGTCGAATCGGTATAAACATTGAGATTCTTTACAATAAATTCGTTTCTATCGGAATAAATGAGTTTGGCTTTATTCCAATCATTTTTCAAATCCTGCAAATCAATAACAACATCTATATTGGGATTAGACTTTACCCACATTTCAGGATTTTCTATTTCGCCTTCATTATCTAATTGGTAAATCGCATAAAATGTACTATCGTCCTGAACATCTCCATTCAAAACCTGCTTCCCTAATTCCAAATCACTGTAAAAAGGATAGTCTTTATTATGACCAGCAGTTGAAATTTGAATAATAAGTGGATTATTCCTGGCAAGTGTTCCGGTTTTCAGAATATTGAAAAGTGTTTTGTCTGGTAGGGCCGCACTCTCGTCAATGATTGCAAATGAAGGAGATAAACCGTCAAGCCGTTCTGCACAATTTGCAAGTGGTTTTGCAATACATGTTCCGTTCCCGGTGAAGCGTAAGCTATACTGTAAACGATCAACACGCTTGTTTAATGCCGGGGAATCAATTACTATATCTTTCAAATAGCGAAGTGCCTGCGATGCCTGGAATTGAGTTGTGGCTGCAAAATAAACTTCTGCACTTCTTTCCTCTTTCATCATAGAGAATAAGGATAGTATAGCGGCTGCGGCAGTTTTACCTGATTTTCGGCTTGTGGTCATTACGGCAAACCTTCGCACCCGTTTTTCGGTACCGGGATAATACAATCCATAAATACTTCGGAACATCCACGCTTGGTAAGGAGAAGGAACGAACTGCGTGACTTTAGATTTTACATTCAGGTAAACATAAAAGCAGAAATCAAATAGTAGGTCTACTTTATCTTTTCTAAATTCGAATCGCTCCCGATCTCCCTGTTCTCGTATTACAGCTAACTTTATCCATTCTGAAGCAATTACTTCTCCGGATAAAACTTTGTTTTCATATTCAATTGAAATATTGTGTAAATGCTCCCGGTACTTCTCTTTTTCAGTAAATAGTACCGTTCTCTCCATAGTTAAAACCCATCGTTTTCAACAGGTTTCTCCAGCCCCAATTCCAGCCGATCTTTTGGAGATAATCCTAAAAGTTTTGATATTTTCATGATATTCGATAACGCCGACTCATATGTACTTATGGATTGATTCTTCTGCATAACGCCATTGTTATTAGCGGAAACATCTACCAGGACACCTCTTTCGTTTATATCATCCTTCGCCATCGACATTAATCTGATATTGAAGAACAACTCCTCAATCAAGGTATGGTCAACATCCTCAATCATTTTATATTCCTGTAAGTAACTAATAAGTAGCGGCCTTGTTAATTTCTTTATTTTCATAACGTTCTGATTTAGCCCCCCGAAGGCTTGATTTTTTTGCGCAGTATAAAAGTGGTTGGTAGCGATGGTATATAGCGTTTTAGCCCTTTTAGAAACACATCCCCCCTTCGTTGGCAATTACTTAATCGCGGGTTCATAAGTAGCAAATCGAAGATCCTGAACCTCCTTTTCAATTATACCTCGGGGGATATCCTTTAAAGCCTTTTCAAATAGTTTTAAGCCAAGCGGACAAAGCTCTTTAGTCCATAGCCTGAATGTGGCTTCACGTACCGGCATATTCCATAGCTCCGGATCAACAAATACAAAATCCTGATATGCAATTTCACCATCATCAATACCGGAATTCAACCAATAAATAGTTCCTCCGGTAATCAAATCTCGCATACGAATAGTCCATTCAATTGAACTTTTACCTCGGTGTCTTGGGAGTAACGAAGGGTGGTAACCGATCCAACCGATGCGGGCTTTTTGAATATCGTGATCACTAATTATCTTGAAGCTATGTGCGCATATACCAAGATCAAAATCTGGTGCCTGGTCTACACTTTTATAGATTGGTACATTATTATTTTCTGCTTCAGCCCTAAGCCGTTTATCTTTTTGTGTGGTATCTATACCAACTATTTCAAATCCTTTGCTTACACATAACTTGAGTACTTCTGCACCGAAATAGCCGGAACCACTTATATATATTTTAAGTTCCATCTCCTATATATTTGAATCCTTGAATTGCCCGGAAATGACCTCCATATCCAGTACCGATAGTTCCTCCAGCCTTTTTAATACTTTGCATACTTCTTAACTTATTTGCTCCATGAAGCTTTGCTGAACGCTGTTCCCATAGCTTACTGTGACGTAAGTATCCACATAATTGTGGGTGAGAAGTATGAAAGAAAGTACCATATTTATGTCCCTTTCGACCTTTACCATCCAGCATCATTTGACACACCGCATTTAAAAACTTTGTTCCAACACCAGCTCCCTGCCATTCGGGCATTACTACCAGCCTGGTCGCACGATATGCATTTGCAGTAAATAAGGGAGTGACCGCTACGTGTGCAACCAATTCATTATCCACAACACCAACATAGTACTCCGCAGCAGGAGGCATCGGTAAGTCTAAATAGTAATGCTCTTTAAAATATCTCCATGGTTTGCTGTTGACTTTATAAATTTCCAGCTTGATTGGAGGTCGCCTAAGACTGTCCCGAGCGAAACGGGCTTTAGAAGTGTCATACACCCAGTCAGGTTGCAGCCATTCGATAATATCATAATGACACGACAGTAAAATGATCTGTCCACCGGGGCCTTTTCTCCACGATTTACCAAAGGCAGATGCACCTATTTTAGCAATCTGACGATCAATAACCGAGGTGAATTCATCTACTACAACTTTGTCCGGTGCTTCACATATTAATTTTGCTAATCCGGCACGAAACTGTTCTCCATTACTTAATACGTTAAATGGTCGTAGCCATGCTGGAACATCACCAAGTCCAACTGCAGAAAGGCTACCTGTAACTTGATCAAAATCTCCTCCTGGAGCAATACAATCAATGATTGGTTTATCTTTATCCCAACCAGAATATGGGTCGTAAACAGCATCTTCACCCCATAATTTTGAGCCGATACTTGTTTTTCCACTACCAGAAGGACCTACAATTAATCCAATTTTCCAGTCATTCCCTTCTATTGGTAAATCGGCCATATGCTCCCAATCACAGCCATTATCGGCATTGAATAGCGACTTTACCCTTTCGGCACGGTAACTATCGTAGTCGCTGCATCGGTGCTTAATATCTATAATCATACCACTACGATTTTTAGTTTATAACCTAGTTTTTGTAATTCTTCGAAAATCTTTTTTTGATCTTCTTCATCTTCGCATATAACGACTATGCCGTACTGCGGTTTGTAATTAAAATTCGACATAATTCTTTTTTTTTAAGTTTCAACTTTAGGTCAACTATATTTTATACACGACCTTGCATAACATACGCCTAAAAGCCATTAAACACCTCTCATAATTTAGTTGTTTTTATAAGTAATGTCTTGAACCAACATTAGTAGAAATGAATAGAAAACTCACATTGCAAGATTTTTTAGCCATCCTAGGAATTTTAATTATGCTTTTAGGAATTTTTATTCTTGGAAAACACCATGATGCTGTCATGTACGATTTATACACATTAGAAATAAGACATTATATGAGACCTGTTGGTGGTGGAGCGATTTTCCTTGGTGCCTTCATTATGCTTTCTCCGGTTTTCTTAGATTCAAATGAGAAATAATCAAATTATTCACAAACACTTTCCAACTCTTTCATATATTCTTTGGCACGAATCTTTCTCTCCATATAATCCGGTGTTCTGGTTTTCTTGTAGTGACACGAATGACAAAGTGATTGAAGATTGTCCCAATCCAGAGCTAAAGGATCATCTTTTGACTTAATTGGATTAATATGGTCTACTACATCAGCAGGAGTAATAATATTATCCAGTTCACAGAATATGCAAATCGGATTCTCAGCAATGAAAGCATTTCTCAACTTCCTCCATTTACCAGTCTGATAGAATCCATCCTGAGCAGCTGTTGTTCTTCCTCGATTGGGATTTATTTTTTCAACTCCTATTGGCTTTGGAGTCAGTCATGGTGGGGTAAAATTTTTATGTGGCATAACGAAATTATTTGGTATAATATTATTTTTTTATTATACTGTGTTATAGAAATATTTATTACTGATAAACACATACATACAACTATGGAACTTGATAATGCTATTAACTACTTTAACGATAATTACGCCTTAATTATTGGAGATAAATATGACGCTGATAAGCACAAAAATTATTCTATCAGTATTATTTGTAGTGACCATACTATTCACGTTTGTCCTGACGAAAATAATCCTGATATTATAGGCTCTATTGAGCTTGAATATGTAACTAAAGATAAACAGGAATGGATACGTTTTGTAAATGCATTTCTTTTAAAATTTAACATGCGGCCATCAGTAAGGCTTGAATCATGGATAGGTCATATCCATAGTCATGGTTTTGATAGTAATTCAGAACACAATCTAATCTGTGAATATGAGCTACGCAAATTTGTTAGTCAAAGTGATGAATACCCTTTTAAATTTGATTTCAAATTAAAACAAAAATAAATGAGAAAGAAAACCAGAGTAATAATGGCTGACCCAAACGACTATATCTTCTTTACTGATAAAAGAAATGAGGGTAACTTATATGCCATGACAATTGAAGAAAACGAAAAAGTCATCAAAATTAGGGAACAATTCGTTAACCAAACTATAGATATCCCAGAAGAATATTTAGCAAATGTATTTCCAATGGATAAAACAAAGGAAATAGATCAGTATAAAGATGAATATAATATTACGGGTAATCAAACGATTGAATTTCCTATTAACCAAATGAATTTTATTATGATTAAATACTCATAATATCTGAGAAATTATTCGAAGTGGAAAATATGGTCGAGGTTATATAATATAAGGGTACAATAAAAGCACGACTGAATTTTCCACTTTATTCATTAAAGTAGTTGTATACAGTCCTTTTAGTCACTCCCGCAACATCAGCAATTTTCTGTTGTGTAGGATTCTCAACGCCTTCATTATGCAATTGGTCAATAGCTTCCTGAATTTCTAAATTACGTCTGTCTTTTGCAGATACATTTATACTTTTCCAGTACTTTTTCACTCCGTATTCTGAAGCATCAGCAGCCTTTTTAACATGTTCTGTTTTCCATTTGGTGTTAATAGACATCATGGTTCTAACTCGTTCAATATGGCGGTTATTTTCATGCGCTCTAAGCTTAGAGACGTGCTGTATTTCGCAATCTTTCGAATACCAAACAACCTTATCAACAACTATTCCTTCGTTAAATGGCGGGTAGTATTCAGGCTGGTCGTACATTTCAACAGCTTTACACCATGCAGAATTAAAAGTTTCATTATCAACCTGTGATTTAAGCAAAGGAGTAAAAAACCTTTTATTCAATGCATGTTTAAGTACAGGTAATGGTTCATCCGGATTCAATCTCAGAAATACAATTGCATTCTGTAGTACCAATTGATAAGAAGATATTCTCTTCAATAAATAAAATAGTGTATTCACTTTCATTAACGGGTGGGGCTCGTTTGTAATAATATAGCCTTCTTCATTAAATTGGTATCCTTCTGGACAATCGTGAATGTTACTCCACTTAATCGAACCTTGCTGTAATAACGTGTTCTTTCTTTCCATGTTTGTAAAATTATAAATTATTATTGTTTTATACTACCAAAAGCCCATACACTGGAGCATATGAGCTGTTATTTTATTTTTCCATTGCCAGTTGGCCGTCTACGGACTGAAAACGTATTCCTCCAATGATTATTCCTTCCTCAAGATCATCTACGTACTCATCGTTACATATTTTACGTACTTCCTTTTGGCATTCCGCAATAAGATCTGCATACTTATTTAAAAATTCTTCTGCTTCCATAATATTGTATTAGTTCGTGTTTATTCTTACCAAGAAAGGCCGAATAAGTAAACCCATCCAGCCCTGAGTAATACCGCTATCAACTGATATACTCTTTATTTCTTCTTAAACCTTTTCCTGATCCGAATTCAGTGCCGTTTCACCAGGTTGTTCCGGTGTATCTTCAATTACCTGCGCTGATCGTTGAATATCCAATAGAATATCGTGTACCTGCTTAAACGGCTGCTCAGTTAGGTAATCAACGGCTCTTTGAAGAGATTGAGCTTCGATTTTGATAAATTTTTGTTCCATAATTAGTATTGAATTGTCTTGTTATACTTGTGTTTTTTCTTTTTGGCATCTGCCTGATATTTCATTCCTGTGAAGAATAAATATGTAAACGAGCAGTTTATCAGGATTAACCCGATTGCAAGGAATAATGTATTCATAACTGAAATTTTGATGTGTGATTGATAAAACCGGTAAATAATTAGAATGAATCGTATAAAAACGAATCAGTAAATTCTCTTAACTCAGGGGAAAGCTCCTTTGTCGATCCTCTTTTTAAATTGCATTTGGTTTTGGACAGGTGATTCATTTTCTCCTGGTATGTCATTGCTTGAAATTCTATCTTCTTTTTCTTTTTCATATCGTATTAAGTTTCTTACCTATATTATAGGAAATGATGAATTTTTGGGTTACTTGGGGTTTAAGTACGATATTCAAATAAGTGGAGTGGCCAACTGCAGATTTCTATACAGATTATAGTAAATCTCAAGCTTTTAAACAAGTAACAAAGCCCTTATCCGCAGCATAATTTAATGTTGCTGGGAATATCCTTATGGACACTTTATAGGAATTTTGATAAAAGTGGCAAACAAGTATGTTTTTTTTGTAACTTGTCTCTTGTTAATTTAAAAATAGGTTTCGAATCACAATTGTTTTTTTAATAAATAGGTTGAATTTTATTTAGAATTATAACAATATTATTTAGAAGGTTAATTTCAACAGAATTATTTTACGATGGGTAAACTTTTTGAAAATACTGAGACATATAAAATAGAAAGCTGTATAATAAATTGTACCGTTTGGAAAAATTTTGAAAAAGCAAATTATAAGGTACAGTTTACTGTTACTCAGATTCACGAAAGCGCAAAGTGCTGGGAAATTTCCTCTCCAATAGAAGGATTTGAATTTCACAGCGCAAAAGATCTGATAGGTAATGATCTTAACCGCAAAAAGGAAATATTAAATAGTGGAATTGTTAAAGTAAAAATATTTATAGAAGAACATATTCAGTTAAATAAGTCTTTTTCATTCATTATAGAATATACCAATAAAGTTGATTTTGAAATTTTGAAGAAATCATTATTCGGTAAGAAATACGGAATGGTTTTTATTAAAAGTTTTGGTTGCCAATGTATGGAACTAAAAATAAATTTAAGTCTCAATAATAAATTTTATCGAATCGAACACGCAATTCCTAGGTTTACCTTTGAATCATTGAATAATTACACTTTTCACGATATTCCAACACAAAAACCTACTGCAATATCCTATGTAGCAAGTTTAAAATTATCAAAGTTCAACAATTTTTTTTATTTTATATTAACGGCTCTAGGAGGTTATTTAATTCCCAAATATTATGAACTAATTCTTAAATTGATACTACCATGAAAAATTTATTAGAAAAAAACATTAAAATGATTTCAGATGATATTAATATCATCAAAAGAAAGCTTACAAATAAAATTGAGAAAATTGGAGTCTTTGGATCAATGTTAGAAAAGCCGTTTAATAAAGCAAATGATGTTGATGTGGTAATTTATTGTAAAGAGAATTATGAGCTCGTAAAACACGAATTACTCAATCTTGAGTTGAGTATTCCTATTAGCCCACACAAAATGAACGGGATGTATGGTTTCAAGGAAAATGAAACTACCTCAAAACATTACCATATTATTCTTTTAAACTCTGCAAGTCCTAATAAAGAATTTGAAAGAATCAATCAGGGAAAAATTGCTTTTATATAAGCTTAGCACAACTTAATTAATATAAAAACCATAAAGTAATCCACTTTATAACGATTTGGTAAGAACTACCTACCAAATCGTTATTTTATCATTACTTCTTAGCATATCCATCCTTGCCCTTAGGTATTAAAGAAGAATCTTTAGAAACATCATCATAATCGACTGAAATTACACCAATAATCCCAGAATCAACGGATACGTTTTCATACAAAGGAAAATAAGGAGCAAGCTCTTCATAATTCCCTATCCTGTCTGTAAGGTATTGTGCTAGCTTTTTTATCGGTAAAATTAATATGCCCCCAATTATCGCATTTTGTATAATTCCAACTGCTATTTTATTAAGTGCTCGGTGCGATGATGAAATATTACCGGTTTCCCATTCTACTGCGAAATCACCAAAACTAGTTTCCTTAATAACGTCAACAGGACCAGGATTCATACCGTCGGCAAAGCTCATTCTCTTTTCTGCTACCCACCCGAAAGATTCAAGAGTTTCAATAAAATTTGATTTTATGGGCACAACACCGTTTCCTTTTTTAGTTGGATTTACAATAAAACTTTCTTCACTACCCCAAGTAACGGATGCGATTGCGATTCTTAATTCTTCTAAAATTTGATTAAACTCATCTGATTGCGAAAATTCGCCATTACTAATAAACAGGTTCTCATTATTGATTTTCATATCGTATTTCTATTTTTTTTACTAATTCGCTCGGAGTAATACCTAGAGCTTTTGATAATTTAAAAATTGTAGTAATTGTTGGCTGCCTCAACCCCCTCTCCAATAAGGATATATAAGTCCTATCGAGGTTACAGTATTCCGCAAGTTTTTCCTGAGAAATTTTACTTTCTGTCCTAATTTCTTTAAGAACTAAGCCAAATATAGTTTCAATCATAATTCAGACTTTAGTACTAACAAAAGTCATCAAAAAATTATTTTTAAACTACAGACTATAGTCACTATAGATTTTAGTATATTTGGCACAAAATAAGACAAATGAATCTGAAGAATCCACTATACAGTGCATTGGGAATAGATGCTGCTAATCGTCAAGAGGTTATAAAACTTGCTCGTTTAATCAAAGTTTCGGCTAAAGAGCTGGACCACTACAATACTAATAATATTCTACCGGATAAAAATACGCTAGATTCAATTTTTAAAAATCTAAATATCCCAAAAGAGGAAATAATGCTCAAAATGGGCATTTATAATTCAGAACTTAAAAAACTGATTAGCCACCACGCACCATACATATTAAAAAATCTTAACGGATCTAAGACAGTTGAGCAAAACCACAAGGAAAAATTTGAAACTAAAAACGGTAAATTATTCCGAGGTGATTGCCTATCTCTTTTATCTAAAGTAGAGGATGAAACCTTTGACCTGATTTTTGCAGATCCTCCTTTCAATCTAAATAAATTTTATCCTTCAGGTATGGACGATAATCTTTCAAATTTAGAATATATTAATTGGACGGAGACTTGGTTAGAGGAATGTATAAGAACCTTAAAAAAAGGGGGAAGTTTATTTCTCTGGAATATACCAAAATGGAATACCTATTTTTCTGAATACCTAAACCAACGCTTGTCATTTAGACATTGGATTTCTACTGATATAAAATTCTCCTTACCAATACAAGGGAAATTATATCCTTCTCACTATTCTTTACTGTACTATATTAAAGGAGAAAGACCTAATACGTTTCATCCAGATAGATTAGCAATGGAAACCTGCCCGAAGTGTTATGGAGACATTAAAGACTACGGTGGTTATAAGGACAAAATGAATCCTAAAGGAATTAATATGACGGATGTTTGGTATGATATACCTCCTGTTCGTCACTCTAAATATAAAGGTCGTAAAGACGCCAATGAACTATCTATAAAATTGCTTGATAGAATTATTGAAATGTCTTCAGAGCCAGGAGATTTAATTTTTGACCCATTTGGCGGCTCCGGTACGTCATATATTGTTGCGGAAATGAAGGAAAGAAAATGGCTTGGGGTTGAGCTTGGACCTGTTGATGATATTATAAGAAGATTCGATAATATTGAATTGGAAAAGCAAAACTTATCTAGATACCGTGAAAATTACAATAAGCTATTTCCAGACAAAATAAAAACAAAAAGAGTTAAGAATGGTCAATGGACAGATGAATCAATAAGGGAACAGAAAAATAAAGCACCTATCATTGAATCGTAATATAATTGAATAAAAAAAAAGGAGCCACCGGTAGAGGCAGCTCCTACAAAATTAATTTTGTTTAAATAATCTTTCCTTAGCTTCAGCAGCTTCTTCTGGCGTGAGATCACGACTTTTCAAGTAAGTATCCATTTCATCAAAAGCATCCATTGCAATATCGTCTAACTCATTCAAAAGTTTAACTTCCGCCTCCCTTTTGGTTTTTTGAATTTTTCGATACGCTTTTTTTGCCTTTTCAGTAAGAGTATGTTGTACCATTGAATTGAAACCATCTTCCCAAGATTTCTCTTGCATGATTAGATGATAAACTTCCAAATCCCTCCGGTACGCTTCGGTTACGTCATTCGGCTCACCTTCCCATTCCGGCCACACAATATATTGCGTGATATCAGTTTGGTATTGGTAGCTATAATATGCTTTAAGCATATCAGAATGCGATTCAAATACGTCACTTTCGGGATCGTACGTGTACTCTACCTGGTTAATCACTGTGTTAAAAACATCACTCTCGTCATAGGTAGCATCTTCTGCTACGAAATCAAAAACATTAAAAATGTTACTCATAATAAATGAGATTAAAAATTAATAATAATATTATCAACCTTTAATTTAATGTTTTCAGGTACTCCGTTACGTACGGTGAAACGGCTGAAAACCACACAGAGCATGGTTAATCAACGATTGCGAAATTAATATTCTTTTTCGTATTTCCAAGTACATGTTGTTATTATTTATCCACAAATTCCCTGTCTTGTGGTGGAACATGTTAAATATTTTGTAACTTGTTATGGAATTGGTTTCGGAGTATTGGCCGCTTGAATTTTAGTCATAATAAACGGGTTATATATCTGGTCAGTACTTCCGAAATCATTTAAAAGAAGTATATGCGTTATTTCAGAGTGACATACAAGCACAGCGGCTCAATTAAATCCATAGACTTTAGTATGTGGATAAAGGTAGATGATGAAACTATTTATCATTCTGCTGTAGGTGAAATCAGAAAATGCATTCCTGTTGGTGAATTCATTATTATAAAGGTTGAAGAATTAACTGTTACTTAATACAATTGATAAAAAACTTTTACTATGTATAAAGAAGAGTCATGTAAATTAGAATTACATTATTTCTTAGATAATAAGTCGCATTCAATGGACGCAATGCTAAGGAATGGCTGTGAAAGAGAAATAATACATATCATAAATGAAGTAGCCTCCTCTTTAAATATTGATCTTAAAATCGAAAGCGAGGCATACCAAGAAGGCGGATTAAAAGATATTTGGAAATTACTTGGAAAAAACAGCGCACAAATTACACTTATTTTGGCCGTCATTACCGTTATAATTTCAAGAGTACCTGTTGAAAACAAAGAATTAACCCAGCAGCAGTTAGAAAATTTAAAATTAGATAATGAACTGAAAAAAATTGAGCTTAACAGGATTAAGAAGGAAGTAAATGATACAAACAGTATTACAGATGAGACCGTAAATAAGGTTATTGAGATTTTAGAAGAAGATTATAAAATTATATGGCACAAGTCAAATTTCTATAAAAAAATTAATAGCTCACCAAAAATCACCCAAATTGAAGCAAACTCTTTAGATTTTAACAATAAACCGACTACGAAACAGGAGGCTGTTGTTCGAAAAGATTTTTCAAAGTTTATCCTACATTCCGATAAGTTACCCCCTATAGTTGAAGAAGAAGCTGTAATTGAAATAATATCGCCTGTATTAAAGCAGGGTAATTTTAAATGGAAGGGGTATTATAAAGATGAAATAATAAGCTTTTATGTCAAAGACGAAGAGTTTAAAAAAGCTGTTAGAAATAAAGAAATAGAATTCATAAACGGAATTGCTATTAATTGCGTTCTTCACCAAACCAGAAAAATAGACGAGTCTGGAATAATAAAAATTACAGGAAGCAATGTCATTACTGTTTTAGATGTAATTCGCAACTTTAAAAGCACAGAAACCAAACAAGGAGCTAAACACCGGAAATTAAGGAAGTTAAACAAAAGTCAACTTAGTTTAAATATTTAAACAAATTAGAGTATGCTACGGCTCACTTTTAAAAAATCTAAATCTAAATACTTCCCGGCAGTACTTAAACTTGCTATAAAATTTGAAGGGTTTAACAAAAAAAATAATACGCTGAAAATAAGCAAGAGAGATATTTATTTAAAGTGGGATGATCTTAATTTAATTTTCCATTACACACTAAAGTGGAAAGGAACAGAATTAAACTATAGGGGTATTACAATAAATTCGTATGCTGATATGAAGCGAATTTTTTATGAAATCCAACGTTTACATTCTGATTTTATAAATTATATTACAGCAAGAATTATGATTGATTATAGAGAAGCTCCTGCAATTACTGAACAGTACAAAAAGCACGGAGAAATCTACACAGACAAAATAAATCTTGATAAATTGACAGAAAATGAAATTAATGAATTAATTGAAAGAATGAGAAAAATTAAATAACTATCCGAAATAACAAAATAAATTTCGAGAAACACAATTATAAAAAGCAACCGGCTCTTATATATTATTAATTTCTGATTACCTAAAAAATTCCAATTCCTTCAATTCCATTGTTGCCATGAGATCATTAAGCTTTATATATTTTTCGAAGCTTTCTATACTTTTATGACCGGTTATTCGCATTACTAAATAGGGTGAAGCACCGGAAAGTATAAGATTTGTTGCTAGTGATCTTCTGGCTGTATGCGTGGTTATCAATTTCCATTTGGGAACGGTTTTATACTCCTTCTTACCGCCTTTTGTAATACTTTTGGTTACATCTTCATCAATTCCGGCCTGCGCCCCTACAACTTTGATATAATCATTTATCTTCTGGTCACTCGGTTTTTTGGGCATTAATCCACCATACTTATTTAAAATCTCTCTTACAATCGGATGAATCGGAATAATACTTTTCTCTGAGGTTTTCTGACTACGAACCATTAACACATCCCCTTTTGATGGCAAGTGAATTTTATCCCAATCCGAAACCCTCAGACCAGTATAAGCTCCCAAAATGAAGAAGTCACGCGCTTTTTCCAAATGGTCGTCCAAATCCAAATCCCACATAGCTTTTAACTCATCCTCGCTTAAATATATATTATCGCTTTCCTCCTGTTCCCTTTTAAATCCTTGGTAAGCAATATTGGTATGTTTCCCTTTTTCGTGGGCATCTTTCATTATAACTTTGATATTTTTCCACTGGCTTGCGATTGTATTTTTTGCAAGCCCCTCTTTAACCAAAAAGGCTCCAAACTTTTCATAGAAATCTTTATTAACTCCATTGAATGTTAAATCACGCCCGTGCTGATATTTTTCAATCCTCCTATATGTAGTTCTGTAGCTATTATAATTTGATTGCCCAATTTCCTTGTAGTGTTCAAGGCGATCCGAGAAATATTTCATAAAATCTGTTTGCTTTACTCCAGTACGTGGGAATCCCCCGGACCTTTCATACTGTTCAAATAATTCTCTTAACTTTCCAATATTCTTCTCGGACTCATCAAGCGTTCCGAACTCATATAAGGCTATATCAAGAGCTTTTTCGAATCGAGCAATCTCTTTTGCCACACTTCTGTTTTTATGCTTAAAACCGGGATCTTTTGGCCTCTGCAAGTCCTTATCCCATTCCTCTTCTGGAACTTTTAACCAGGTTGACTTTTTAATTTTATTCTTGCTGTCTAACCAATGGTACATGTAGATTGCTCCGTTCTTTTCTCGTATGAAAGATGCCATCCCAAATAGTTTTATTGTTTATGTAAATATATGAAAATTGGGAGGCAAAAGCAAATTTGGAAGGGATGCGAGAGGGGTATACGAGGCACTTTTTGGGATGCAGAACATTTTGCAAAAAACGCCACAACTAACTATATATCAATAAAAAAAGCCCCTGATTTCTCAGAGGCTTCCGTGATCCCGGCAGGACTCGAACCTGCGACCCATAGCTTAGAAGGCTATTGCTCTATCCAGCTGAGCTACGAGACCATTACTTTATTGCGGGTGCAAATATAGATAATTTTTATTTACCC